TTACATCTTCTGCTGCCAGTGTTGCCTTTCCTTCTACACCCTCATCATATCCTAGAAAAGCTTTTGGTATTTTCAATGCAGCAAACATTTTATTTTTCAAATAATCTATATCTTCTATTTGTCCATCATTTCCTAATCCTGGTAATGATTCTATCGATGTACCAGAATCTCCTCCTCTAACTGGTAAAAAATAATCTTCAATCATATTTTGCATATTAAATTTAAGATTATAATCTCCTGTCTTTTCATCTATATAAGGAACCTTTTTCATTTTGTTAATAATATTCTGAACATGACTATCAACTTCGGCCGGTGGTATATTACCTATATCAATTTTAAATATTCTTCTTTCAGGAGCTCTCATTATTCTATGTATTAACATTGCATCTTCCATTAATGTCAATTGTTTGAATATTTTTCTAGCTGGTTCAATCATTGATTTACCATATGGCAAAAAGTTTGTGTCTGATAATAATCTAAAATGTGCTATTTCAAATGGTTGAAATTCTTGCATCATTGTACCACCGGATGATCCTAGTGCATAACTCGATCCACCATGTGTTTGTTCAATAACAAATTTATATGCATATGGATTTTCTGGGTCAAATCCTTCATCACGTCTTAATTCATATGGAGAAATTGGTGTTACATTCACAATACCAATTTCTTCTTCAATATCTAAATGTAAATAAAAATCTCCATATTTACATGCATTTCTAATCCAAGGCCATAAATTATAATCTATGTTTAAAACATCATAAAATAAATTTCTTAATATTTTTCTTATTTCATCATTTGATGACGTAATTGTTAATGTATCACCATCAGCGTCTTTAACTGTACTTTCATCTGCATATATGTCTAATGCGGATGATAATATGGCATCTAAATCCATCGCTTCATAGTCTGTAAATAATTCTACTTTTGATGTATGAAAAGTCTGATTCTGATTATATGACCCATAACCAGGCATGCCTCTATGAATTCCTGAGAATCTATCTACATACCGTTTATTTGTTAAATTACCTGTAGATTGTAATCGATTTGTATCAACTGCTTTTAGTCGATTTTTCGCGATCCTTCTTACAACTACATTAGTTGCAAATAATCTACCTAATCGTGCTCTTAATGATTTGTCTGCCATAATTTTTTCAATTTATTATAAATATGTGTTTTATTTAATTAACCAAGTTAAATCGTCATTATCATTGTCACCTGTCTTCCATTGCCACTCTTTTGGCGTTTCTTTACCTGAAGTATATACTCCTTGTGTTTTTCCAAAATGTCCTAATGATTTTTTTGATAATTCAATTCCTTGTTGATGTAATCGTAATGCCGTATCTCGTATCCATAGCCCAATTCCAAATGCCATTACTAAATCATCATTATATCCTCTCTGTGCTTCTGCTCTTTGACCATTCCATATAAAGACATATAATTCATCTATCAATCTTTTTGACTTTACAATTGGAGATTTTTCTCTAAAATATGTTTCTATTTTAGATATTATTAATGGCCTTGTTTTTGATGTGGTTGAAAATCCAGGAACCATTTTTGATTTATCTTTCAAATCATATCCTTTTCTTAAATGTACATCTTCATCTACATATCCATCTTGTTTGTAACTATAATATAAATTTTTATAGTTTTGATCAATTGCAACTTGTATTACCGCCCAACCTATATTTGCATTTTCAATAACTAATAATGCATTATTCCATTCTGTTGCAACTGCTACTAACATTTGTCCGTATTCAGTAGTTCCAATTTTACCTCTATATTCTGCAACTTGGGTCATACTTTCTGTTTCCATAACATGAAATGCAGAATAATCTCCACCATCGCCTCTAGCAACATCAGCTATTATCGTATAATTTTTTGAATAATTTGGATAATCCCATATCCAATAATTACCATCAAATCCTCTTTTTTCTTTTGGCTCTTCTATATATGTTTGTTCATACCATTGTAATATTGGTCCATCAACTATTGTATGACCAGAAGTTATAAAGTCACAATCACATTCTTGAGCTGCCATTTTTTCGCCTAACAATTCAGTTTGTAATTCTCTCCATTTTTCATCTCGTTCTGGATGTAATGACCAGTGTAGTTTAATAGGATGAAATTGTCCTCCTGCTTCTGCATCAACCCATGTTTTATGAAATAAATTACCTGTACCATTTGGTGTTGATAACATAATAGAATCTCCACCTGTTGCTAATGTTTGTTGTGCCGCGGTCCATATTTCGTCAATTCTATCAATAAATGCAGCTTCATCAAATATTAATAATGATAAGGCTTCAGATCTACCAGCATCACCTTTTGATGATATAGCTTTAATTTGCGAACCATTTTTAAATCTTAAAGATAATTTGTTATCCTCTAACGCCTTTCCCTTTAGCCATGGTGGTAAGTTATCATGCATTACTCTTACCTTTGTTACTAAATTTTTAGCTACATCTTGTTTTGTTGCAATAACTAAAACATTAAAATCATCTCTAAATAACATTCTCCATAATGCATATCCAGCAGTTAAAGTTGAAATACCTAACTGTCTTGATTTTAATATTACAGTATATCTATTTTGTGATATTCTAGTTAATGAATCTTCTTGAAATGGATAAAGATTAAAATACATCTTACCTTTAGTAGGATGTTGAATTATACAATACTTACGCATGAAATGTACTGGATCGACTGAACATTTCTTATATTCATCGCGTATAATTTCTTTTAGTGTTTTCTTTACTGCCATGTTATACTCTAATATAAGAAATTATTTGCAGAAAACCTAATTATTTCTTCTTTCTTTTTTCCATGGTACGACCACCAAAGTATGCACCAATAACAGTAATTAAAACTAATTGTAATAAATCAGTCCATTTTTCTTCAACTACAAACTTGATAGAGCCTGCATCTATAAAAATCATTAATACTGTACATACTACTAAAAATATTAAGACTAATGGTCTTACATTTTTTGATAACCAAGAATCAGAATTCATATCAGCTGTCCATCTGTCAGTGATATTTTGTTCCATTTTTGCTTCGTGGTCGAGGACTATTTGTTTTAATTTTGCCTTTGCTGCCATTCTCTCATCATCAGTAGTTACCAAGTCGTCAATAACTCCCCCTACTGAATCAACTAATGTACTAGCACCTGCAGAAAATATTTTTTTTAATACTCCCATAACTTTCCTTTTTATTTAAAGCTTTTTCTTATATCCGCTTTAAGTTTTTTATAATCTTTGTCTATTTTTTTTACTATTTGTGAAATATCAATTTCGCCTCTTTCTCCATCTGCATTTTCCCAAACTGTTTCTTTCATTTGTGTTTTTAGAATTTCAACTTCTTTATCACAATCCTTAAACCAAGATTCGGCATTTGCTTTCATTATCTTATTTTGATAACGTTTCCAAGCCTTATCACCTTTTTCTTTAATTCGTCTTTCTTCTGTTACAACACATCCAAAACATTTTTTACGTTTAAAGTAAAATTTAAAATTTAACATTTTTTCTTTTTCACGCATATTAGTGCCACATTTGGGACAGTTGTCTGGCACTCGTAACATATCTCGAACTGACTCCATTATACTATTATCTGGAACTCTTGATGTGAATCCATCATGCTTTGTAACCTTTGTTCTATGACCTGAGGGACTTGTTTCTATCCAAACTTTTGGATCGCCATTTTCAAATTTTTCTAATACTTCTGTTTTTTCTTTTTTTGTTTCTGCATTTCCAAAATATGTTGATTTTCTTGTCTGGAATTTATGTTCACCAGCCAACATTTGTTTAATGGCTTTAACATTTTGTAACTTATTGCTCATATTATTTTTCTTTGGTTTTTGTACCCAATTTTTTACGTAATGTCTGTACTAATCTTTTCTCTGCAGAATCTTTAAGTTCTAATTTTTTAATTAAATCAGAAACAAAATCAGTTTGTTGTTGTGCAGATTTATTACCTAAAGCTTGTTTTAACATTTTCATAGCTTGAGTTTTGTCAACTTTATCAGACTTAGCTTGTAATGATTTAGAAACTTTTTCTTCAACTGTTTTACTGTCATCAACTCCTGCTGTATATCCTTCTTCAGCAACAGGTGCTTCTGGTGCTGCAATACTACCAGTTTTCATTAACATTCTTCCTAATAATTTTCCTACTTGTTGATCGTCTCCTGAAATAGCTTTTACTACTTGAAGTAATCCCGCGGCCTGTTGTTGCGCAGATCCTTGACCTAATGCTTTTTTAAGCATTTTAACGCCGGCCATTTTTTCAACTCTACCTAATGTAGATTGTACAGTACTTCTAGCACCGGTGCTAAATTCATTTAATGATGATTTTATTTGTTTTCTAATCATCCCTCTTAATAAATTTTCTTTCATGTTCGTCCCTCTATTTAAACATTTTTATATAAATATGCTACTTGTCGGCAAGTCCGCCAATTCCTAACAATTGATTGATAGGAGCAAATAAACCTGTTAATTTATATGTTTTTCCTTTATATACAAATACTATACCCTCTGTTGGTACTAGTTTTTCAAATCCTCCTATCGACTTAATTCTTTCCAATTCAAATTTCAATTTTTCCAAATCTTGCAATTCATTAGATTTTTGTATAACTTTGATTTTTTTAGCTATTCTTGCTCTAATATCTTTAACTGCTTTTTTTGGAACTACTGATAAATAGTCAGATATGTTATGTAATATTTCAACTCCTAATTCTAAAAATATTTTTTCAAAATTATATACATTCTGTTTATTTTGTTTCTTAAAATTTGTTTTATCGAATTCTTTTATTTTATTTAATACATTAGCATCTGGTATATTTTTTGAATTCATTCTAAATGATTTATCAAAATATGCCCATCTTTTTAATAATCCAAATCGTATATCATCTGTCGTATCTGGAAACATTTTTTCAATTTTTGTTTTCCACCACATTTCATGCCACATTATTAATTCATCTGAATCTTTTAATTTAAATACATTTTGTAATTTAGTTACTCGTTTAATAAAATATTGTTCTTTTTCTTCAAAGTCAGGCATTTTATTTAATGTTAAAATTCTAGGTGGAATGATGGCAAATTGTTTTTGTATATTGGCATTTACATCTGCAATCATTTTTTGTAATAATGATGCTAGTTCTGGTACATCGCCTATTTTTGTTGCCGATTCTAAATCATATTCACTAACACCATGAAATTGTAAATAAGCTTGAGGACCATACATTATAACATTTTGCGTTCCTGGATAAATAATTTCCATATTAACAAATCTTGTTCCATTTTGAAATATTTCATATAGTCTATCTTGTGGTAATTTTTCAAATGCTTTTTCTAAATCTAACATAGCAAATGAAAATGCATTTTCAATCTCCCCTCTTCCTGCAAATTTCATTTTTATTTGTTCTGGATTAAGTGGTGTCCTTATTGTGGTTTTATTTCTTGCTGCTTTTACTCTACCATCTTTATATGTAACTGCTAAATTTTGTCCATCTGTTTTTTCTTGAATGCCGGTTTCTAAATCTAATTGACCTTCTAAAGATAATCTTATCATTTGTTTCATATCTCCAAATGTTAAATCTCTATCATCAAATGGATGATTCATATGACCAGCTGCACCACCTTCTGTTAACAATTGTTTAAATGTATTTGACCACCATTCTTTCGTTAATACTTGTTCCGAATCTTCTTTTGGTGGTATTCTAAATCTTGCAGCCGATCTTCCGTTAATTAATAAATCTCCTTTATCATTAAAATTAACTGATTTGACAACTACTGGTTTGTTTTTAAATCTACCCATCATTACTGTATCTCCTATATTGATCGGAAGATTAATATCTTCCTTTAATGTGGTTGGTTTTAGTACTTCTCCTTTACTTGATTCAATTGAATCTTCTGCTCCTAGGAAATTTAAGAATTTATATCCAACAGATTGAGCTATTTTTGAAATATAACTTTTCCATTTTGAATAACCAGGACGTCCTTTATAATCTTTTATATAATCTGTACCTGCGAACTCTCCTCCTTTAACACCTGTCGGAAAATAAGATACTGTTAATGGTGGACCATCTGGATAATTTGTGTTATGAACTTCAATTGGATTGTCTTTCACAATATAATTTATAACTTCAAATCCTAATCGTTTTGCCATTTCTGCAGTTTTCTTTCTGTATGTTGCTTGATTACCATAAAAATAT